AAACAGCAAGAGTTTCGTCGTCAACTTTTACTCCAAGATTGCCCTGTGAATCGACTTGAAAGGCTCCAGTGTTATTATACTTGATATAATTACCAGCAATTATTCCATCGCGCGCAACTAATTTACTAACAACGACAGTGCCTGACACTGAATCTAAATAATATCCATTGGTACCAACGTTAATTGTTCGTACCCCTGTGGTAGGATGTGTAGTTATTTGTCCGTTAAAATTGTCACTCTGTATATTTTTTGTTAATACGAAATCTGTTACTAAATTGCTAGCAGCAATTATATTTGATGCTAATAAACTATTAGACGCAATTGCTCCTGCTGCTATCTTACCTGCAGTAATAGCTCCAGCTTGAATTTGGTTTGCAGTAATAGCTCCAGCTGCAATTTGGTTTGCAGTAATAGTATTAGCAGCAATTTGGTTTGCAGTAATAGCTCCAGCTTGAATTTGGTTTGCGGTAATAGTTCCAGCTGCAATTTGAGTTGCAGTAATAGTTCCAGCCGCAATCTGGTTTGCTGTAATGGTATTGGCCGCAATTTGGTTCGCAGTAATGGTATTGGCTGCAATTTGGCTTGCAGTAATGGTATTGGCTGCAATTTGGTTTGCAGTGATCGAACCAACACCTATTGATATTGCTGTTAATACTCCCGTTGCAATCTTATCAGCAGTAATAGTCCCAGCTGCAATTTGGTTTGCTGTAATGGTATTAGCTGCAATATTGCCAGCTGTAATAGTATTAGCTGCAATCTTATCACCTGTAATAGTTCCGGCTGCAATATTGCCAGCTGTAATAGTATTAGCTGCAATCTTATCACCTGTAATAGTTCCGGCTGCAATATTAACAGCAGTGATCGAACCAGCACCTATTGTTATTGCTGTTAATACTCCCGTTGCGATCTTATCAGCAGTAATAGTCCCGGTTGCAATATTAGCGGCAGTAATAGTTCCAGTTGCAATATTAGTGGCAGTAATAGTTCCAGCTGCGATCTTATTGCCTGTAATAGTTCCACTAGATAATGCATTTCCAATCGCGCTGTCTATAAATTGTTTAGCTGTTATTTTTTTATTGGTCCCATCAGGACTCATAGTGTTGTCGCCAGTATCAATAACTTGAATTAAATAGTTCGAACTAATTGTCTGTGTCGAATCTAGTTGCGAAGTTTTCTTATTCATATAGTCTATTTATACCTTTTTCTTTTTCTCCTCAGCGCGTATACGACTCTGTATTTTTTTGCCACGCTTCTCTAGGCGATCAAGCACCTGATGCGCGTCCATCCAAATGTCTTTGTCTTCAAGCATGTCTTTAATCTCGGCTTCAGTAAGAAAGTCTGAATACATATCTTTAAAGAGATTTGCACTCCAGTTGCGTTCATGAACCATGCCATGATACATCTCGCCACCTTTGCCAGCTGTTCCTGCACTATAGTTATGAAACAAGAACATGCTGTGATCTGTTATCATATACTCATCAGCCATCAAAAAGATAAGGGTTGCTGCGCTCATGCATGCGCCTTCAACACTCACCATAATATGAGCTTCAGTTTCTGAGAGTGCTTGCATAAACTGAATAGTAGTAAACAAGTTGCCTCCTGGACAGTTAATGTGAATCTTTACAACGTCGCTTGGTCGACTGTTGCGTATGTCATGAAACCACTGTATATAGTCACTTGCGTCGCCAATCTCTTCAGAGAGGTAATATTCTTTGATTGCACCATAGTCACTTGAGAAGCAATCATTCGCGCCGCCCTTTAAGATGTCTAGTAAGCCCTTATTTTGTATGTTTTGTTTATGCATGACCGAATAGTTTTTTGGTGTTATATTCATTTATAGTCTTAAAAAGTTCTTTTGTCCAGCGATCTCGTTTTTGTACAAAGACCAACGGCTTTGCGTGGTTTTCTACTGCCATAACAATTACTCCTTGACTTACTGGGGTGTCAGTGCGCTCTTCACACATAATAGCGTATGCCGCCATCTGTATAAAATAACTGTCAATCTCGTCTTCATTTTTAACTCGAGAGCTTGTCTTAAAGTCAATAATACTAAGACGGCCGTCAAATTCTGCAATGAGGTCAACTCGACCAGCAAGGCCAAGATGCTCTGAATAGAGTGGAGCCTCTTGAAGACGCACATTATCGATATGGCTGTCTAAGATAGGTTTTATAGAGTTAAACATGTCTTTTACATGAGGCATCTCTCCTTCAGCAAAATAGTGTTCTTCGTTGTCGATGTAGCGTTCAACTGCGGTATGTAAAGCGGTACCGCGCGTGCTTGCGTGACGTGACACCCTCGCCGCTTCAACTTCACCGACTCGTGCTCTCCATTCTTGAAGCGCTCCCTTATTGCGAATGCCCAAGACAGTAGTAATACTAGGATAGGCTTTACCACTAGGAGTCGTGTAGAAACGACCAGACACTGTTGTGTTTGCTTCTAGATCTCTATAACCAAGATCTAGAGGAGAGTGAATAAATTTTTTTCGATTCATTAGAGAGTATCCCAGTCAACAAACATCTTTTGCTGTATTTCCTTGTCTCTTCGATTGTCATCAAAGCGATTCTTTTTATACTTTTTGTTTCGTGAACGGTCATCATGATTGTCATCATAATAACTTTGTCTTTTTTTATTGTCTCTATTTTTTCTACTGCGTCCCATATCTCAACGGGTTTCTATTTTTGTGTGTCTCCCACTTGCTTTTTTTACTTTGTTTAGCACGTCGTTCCATCCTGATCCTGCTCGCTGAAGAATAGTCTTGCCGCCGTCATATGATATGCCTGGCGAAGATATTATTCGTTTTATATGACCCATAGCTGCGCATTGTGGGCAACCTTCATTTAATGGCGCGTCACGCATATCCATTGGTAGACTAGCGTCCCATGTATGGTCACACGCAGCGCAGTTATATGTGTATGTCATATTATTCTATTCCTAAATTTGGAAAAGCTTTTTTTACAACAGATGCCGTAAGCAGTGTATATTTTTTATGCAACTTTTTATCTTTCATAGCGATCAAAATTTCTGCATCAGATTCATGTACATTTTCAAGTAGCTTTATAAAAGCCATTTCCTTTTTAATCCTATTGTAATTATTACTTCCAACGACAAGACGCGGCAATACGTCAATTTGTTTTCTTAACGGAGAAAAGCGCATTCCGGCCGGGTTTGGACTTGGAGTGTATGGAGGAGCGCCAGGCGGCAGATCAAATTTTATATCAGCTCTAAATGCAACTTGAAGTATTGTCTTTAGTTCATACGACTCGTTTTCTTGAAGGATGCGGACGCGCTCGGCAGCTTTATCGGCGCCTTGTACACTCTCAAAAATTTCAAATGGATGCTTTGCTCTGTTGTTTGATGCAGTCTGTGGTCTCATAACGTATGTTTTATTTATGTGTAAAAAATTCTTCGGCACAAGATACAAGCATGTTGCACCGCTTCGAGATAAGATAGTTAAGTATCTTAGAGTTGCCAACTGTAGGACATTCAGAATAAGCAGACAAGATTGCGGTCTTTACAGTTTCTGGAGTTTTACTAAGATCAATTACTGTACTGTTGCGAACATAGTTGCGATAGACTGTTTCTGGAAGCACACTTTGTAGTTTACCTTCATGTGCAGCTGCAATCCATGTCGCCATTTTTGTTGAGCTGAGAGGAGTTTGACGACCACCATCGACAAATACTGTATCACTTGACAACACGTTTGGAATGCCATCGCCGCTGTCACCACGAAAGATATGCTCATAGAGATAGTTGGCTGGGTTTTTATCACTCAACATCTTTTTAGTCATAGGACTATATTGAGAGACGTTGTCATACTTTTGTAGCTGAATAAAGTCTTTATCTGCACTAATAATCATTACAGGCTCGTGCTGACCAAATTCTTGAGTCGACTCGACTAGTGTGCCTATAACATCATCTGCTTCAGCGCCTTGTACAGTCACGACTGGATATGGCAGATGCTCTGCGATTTCGTCGCGTATTTTGTTTATAATAGAGAAAATTTCTTTCCAGTCGAGGTCAGAAGACTCTCGACTTTTCTTACGACCAGCCTTGTATTGTGGATAATAGTCTTTACGCCAGCTGCCACCATCGCAGGCAAGAATCATACGACCATACTTGTCTCGATATTTGAGATTATACATTCTCAATGAGTTTAAGATGATATGCCGCATAAAGTCTTCTGTAATTTTCCCAGGACGAGATTGGGAAAATATGGCAGAGATTGCGATTCCAGAATAGTCAATTAGTATCATGATATAATTATATACTGTAGTGACTCAA